GCCGTCCTGTTCCTGAGACAATACGGCACGACCACTGGCGGGCTTGCCCTTAATCGTCCAGCCACGCATATCAGGGATCACGCCTGACGGATAAGCAACTGCAAGTTTCGGGTATGCAGATTTGTCAAAAGTCTGCCCCTGCATCAGGGCATAGCCAGACGGAACGGTATCTGATGGCCACGGGATTGGTGCGCCGACTGGATAAAACTCTGCAGGAGGATGAGCCGAGGTGTAAAGCTGCGCCCACGGCGACCAGTTTGCGTCGATCGTATCCCGTCGTGAACGAATAAATGCCGGAGCATGAGCACCGCTTGTACCACTCCAGCCGATGAGTAACTCACCTTCGCCAACGGCTGTCATCCCTTTCAGGTGAATGATATTTCCATACGCTGTTGGATATCCGTTGTTATACACCTCGTATAAATAGTTTGAATGATTAGCAGTTATGGTGATCAGTCAACCACCAGGGAATAATCCTTCATATTATTATCGTGCTTCACCAACGCTGCCTCAATTGCTCTGAATGCTTCCAGAGACACCTTATGTTCTATACATGCAATTACAACATCAGGGTAACTCATAGAAATGGTGCTATTAAGCATATTTTTTACACGAATCAGATCCACGGAGGGATCATCAGCAGATTGTTCTTTATTCATTTTGTCGCTCCATGCGCTTGCTCTTCATCTAGCGGTTAAAATATTACTTCAAATCTTTCTGTATGAAGATTTGAGCACGTTGGCCTTACATACATCTGTCGGTTGTATTTCCCTCCAGAATGCCAGCAGGACCGCACTTTGTTACGCAACCAATACTATTAAGTGAAAACATTCCTAATATTTGACATAAATCATCAACAAAACACAAAGAGGTCAGACCAGATTGAAACGATAAAAACGATAATGCAAACTACGCGCCCTCGTATCACATGGAAGGTTTTACCAATGGCTCAGGTTGCCATTTTTAAAGAAATATTCGATCAAGTGCGAAAAGATTTAAACTGTGAATTGTTTTATTCTGAACTAAAACGTCACAACGTCTCACATTATATTTACTATCTAGCCACAGATAATATTCACATCGTGTTAGAAAACGATAACACCGTGTTAATAAAAGGACTTAAAAAGGTTGTAAATGTTAAATTCTCAAGAAACACGCATCTTATAGAAACGTCCTATGATAGGTTGAAATCAAGAGAAATCACATTTCAGCAATACAGGGAAAATCTTGCTAAAGCAGGAGTTTTCCGATGGGTTACAAATATCCATGAACATAAAAGATATTACTATACCTTTGATAATTCATTACTATTTACTGAGAGCATTCAGAACACTACACAAATCTTTCCACGCTAAATCATAACGTCCGGTTTCTTCCGTGTCAGCACCGGGGCGTTGGCATAATGCAATACGTGTACGCGCTAAACCCTGTGTGCATCGTTTTTAATTATTCCCGGACACTCCCGCAGAGAAGTTCCCCGTCAGGGCTGTGGACATAGTTAATCCGGGAATACAATGACGATTCATCGCACCTGACATACATTAATAAATATTAACAATATGAAATTTCAACTCATTGTTTAGGGTTTGTTTAATTTTCTACACATACGATTCTGCGAACTTCAAAAAGCATCGGGAATAACACCATGAAAAAAATGCTACTCGCTACTGCGCTGGCCCTGCTTATTACAGGATGTGCTCAACAGACGTTTACTGTTCAAAACAAACCGGCAGCAGTAGCACCAAAGGAAACCATCACCCATCATTTCTTCGTTTCTGGAATTGGGCAGAAGAAAACTGTCGATGCAGCCAAAATTTGTGGCGGCGCAGAAAATGTTGTTAAAACAGAAACCCAGCAAACATTCGTAAATGGATTGCTCGGTTTTATTACTTTAGGCATTTATACTCCGCTGGAAGCGCGTGTGTATTGCTCACAATAATTGCATGAGTTGCCCATCGATATGGGCAACTCTATCTGCACTGCTCATTAATATACTTCTGGGTTCCTTCCAGTTGTTTTTGCATAGTGATCAGCCTCTCTCTGAGGGTGAAATAATCCCGTTCAGCGGTGTCTGCCAGTCGGGGGGAGGCTGCATTATCCACGCCGGAGGCGGTGGTGGCTTCACGCACTGACTGACAGACTGCTTTGATGTGCAACCGACGACGACCAGCGGCAACATCATCACGCAGAGCATCATTTTCAGCTTTAGCATCAGCTAACTCCTTCGTGTATTTTGCATCGAGCGCAGCAACATCACGCTGACGCATCTGCATGTCAGTAATTGCCGCGTTCGCCAGCTTCAGTTCTCTGGCATTTTTGTCGCGCTGGGCTTTGTAGGTAATGGCGTTATCACGGTAATGATTAACAGCCCATGACAGGTAGACGATGATGCAGATAACCAGAGCGGAGATAATCGCGGTTACTCTGTTCATTGCTGACCCCACAAACAGATTTCACGCTCAATCTCACGACGAGTCATGAGACCTTTCCATTGCTTACCGCCAGCATATGTCCAGCGACGTAGCTGATCACATGCGCCTTTGATATCGCCCTGGTTTATTTTGCGAAGAAGCGTCGATGTTCTGAAATTGCCAGCACCCACGTTGTAAACGAATGAGTAAAGAGCGCCGCGCGTTGTTTCCGGTATATCGACTTTGATGTACGGGTTAATTTGTCTGGCGACAGTGGCAAGGTCTTTATTCAAGAGTGCTTTGCATTCTGCTTTGGTATACGTTTTACCGAGCATGATGTCTTTTCCGGTGTGTCCGTGACATACAGTCCATACGCCAACGATATCTTTGTATGGTACGTAGCTGACACCTTCCAGACCATCGTTACCACTTGGGCCAGTGATTAACACTGATGCTATAGCAATTGCTCCGCCACCAATAGCAGCAGCAACGGCTTTTCGTAATGATGGAGGCATTATTCACCTCTCGCAGCCTTGCGCTTATCTTCTTTAATCTTGAAATAAAGGTTTGTCAGGTACGTCAGCAGGCCAAATACCAGGCTACCCAGCACACCTATTGCTGCCCACTGTGAGGGCGTGACTTTATCGAGCAGCTGTAAAAACCAGTACCCGGCACTACCTGCTGAGGTGCCATAGGCGACACCCGTTGTTAACTTATCCATGGATTTCATAACCCCACCTCGCAGACAAAGCGGGTGTAAATTGAGGGAATACTACGAAACGTAACAGACTCGGAGTCAGTGAATAACTCAGGTATTGGGTTATCAGCTAATATCGAGACTCAAAAAATGGAAAAACCCGCTCGACGGCGGGTTTAAGCTGTGTGACGAAGTAACCACTCTTAACAGCATAACCAATTTTTTACGTACGTAAACCACTAAATGATATTTGCGAGAATGCTACCGAGTATTGAAAACACCACTACAAATACATAAGCAAATCTCAACAAATAACCAACAAATAATTTCCAGCGTTATTTTTAGTCAATTTAAATTGAACCTTCAAATTATAGAGCACTTATAAATAACAGCCATTAATATAAATTGGCTAATAGATTTATTTTTATTCAGTCAAGAGCCATGAATAGGATTCGATAGAAAAAAGTTCAGATAAAAATAGAGATCTACTTCACAAATCAAACGAGAAACCAAAACTTACATCTTGAAATATTCACATTGATTAGATGAATATTTATCGCGCAGTGACATCATTTTTTAATAATAGTTCAAAAAAAAGGGCTCACGATGAAAAAATTAACAGTGGCAATTTCTGCTGTAGCTGCATCAGTACTGATGGCGATGTCTGCTCAGGCAGCTGAAATTTATAATAAAGACAGTAACAAGCTGGATCTGTACGGGAAAGTTAATGCTAAGCACTACTTCTCCTCTAATGATGCAGATGATGGTGATACTACTTATGCCCGTCTTGGCTTCAAAGGTGAAACCCAAATCAACGATCAACTGACTGGTTTCGGTCAGTGGGAATATGAATTCAAAGGCAACCGCGCTGAATCTCAAGGTTCCTCCAAAGATAAAACCCGTCTTGCCTTCGCTGGCCTGAAATTCGGTGACTACGGCTCCATCGATTACGGCCGTAACTACGGTGTAGCATACGACATCGGTGCATGGACCGACGTTCTGCCAGAATTCGGTGGCGATACCTGGACCCAAACAGATGTATTCATGACTGGTCGCACCACAGGTGTTGCAACTTATCGTAACAACGACTTCTTTGGTCTGGTTGATGGCCTGAACTTTGCAGCTCAGTATCAGGGCAAAAATGACCGAAATGAAGTAACTGAAGCTAATGGCGATGGTTTCGGTTTCTCAACTACTTATGAGTATGAAGGATTCGGCGTGGGTGCAACCTATGCTAAATCTGATCGCACTAATAATCAGGTTATCTACGGTAACAACGGTCTGAATGCTTCTGGTCAAAATGCTGAAGTATGGGCAGCTGGTCTGAAATATGATGCGAACAACATCTATCTGGCCACCACCTATTCTGAAACCCAGAACATGACTGTTTTTGGTAATAACCATATTGCCAACAAAGCACAAAACTTCGAAGCTGTTGCACAATATCAGTTCGACTTCGGCCTGCGTCCATCCGTTGCTTACCTGCATTCTAAAGGAAAAGACTTGGGTGTTTGGGGTGATCAGGACCTGGTTGAATATGTTGATGTAGGTGCAACCTATTACTTCAACAAAAATATGTCCACTTTTGTTGACTACAAAATCAACCTGATTGATAAGAGCGATTTCACGAAAGCATCTGGCGTTGCTACCGATGATATCGTTGCTGTAGGTATGGTTTACCAGTTCTAATTTGATTACTAAAAGATATGTTGTGGGAGGCTTTGCCTCCCCAACATATAAGTGGCTCCCTCAAGCCACTTCCTTTAGAAGCACAACCTTGCTTCTAACTATATAAACCTTCTGTTATATATTACCCTTTATTTTTGGGGGCGTTTCAACGCCCCATTTTTAATAACTTTTAGTAAATAATTGGCGTATTAATTAGAGTTATTAACAACGATATCCATCTCTAACCGGATATCTAATGCCATTAACATCCCTTCAATTATGCCCTCAGCCTTTTGTAACCTTTTCCCGATATAACCATCAGAGCAGCAATGCTTACCTGCCAGTGACATGAATGTCATACCGACTATATAATAATCTACTAATAAATCGTGCAAATCGCTGTTGTTCTTTTTCAGACGGGCCATGCACCCGCAAATGATCATCGCGTCATCGTCACAACATTGCGGGCGAGATTTTACTTTTGAAGGAATTAATCCCTTAAAACCGGCGGCAATGGACGACCAGGTCACATCTTCATGATTATTAGCCGCCCACGCTCCCCAACGCTCAAGAACCATCTGAATATCACGCATCAACTTACTCCACAAAAATCAGACCAAAACGCCAATTACAAGCAAAAATCAACAAAACAGTATTAGTTGATTGTTATCTCTGACTTCATACTCCTGCTCCTGTCAGGGTTTTGGCGTAACTCTTCAGTATTCGGTAATCGGTCAAAACAGAACCGGGGAAACGATATAAGCGCAGGCGCACCCAGCGGCGGCGAAGACGTTCTGCCATATAAGACTCAAACATCATTCATCTCCCAGTTCAGTGATGGTCAGTTCCAGCCTCCCACCTTTGGTAACAGGCATCTTCACAACGCGGTAATCAACGACCTGAGCATCATCCAGCCAGAAACCTGCTTTGGTGAGTGCGTCAAAAGCGGCCTTTTGCAGATTATCCAGGTCACGGCGACGGCGATCCGGCATGTGGCTACCGCCCATGACAGGAAGTTGTTTTACTGGTTCAGGGATCGCCTCACCACGGTTAATTCTCGCAGTCATATGGACAAGCTCATCTGCGGCCTTACGGCGTAATTCCGCATCAGTAAGCGCATTGGCCCGCATGTTCTGATACAGGTTGGTAACCAGCCAGTAGTGCGCGTTTGATTTCCACGGATAAGACTCCGCATCCGGATACAGGCCTCGCTTCCGGCAATACTCGTAAACCATATCAACCAGCTCGCTGACGTTTGGCAGTCCGGCGATAACGGATGCTTCTTCCCGGCACCATGCAACAAACTGCCCGGGTGATGGCAGAAATGGTCGATTCTGCCGACGGGCTACGCGCATTCCTGCGTTAACCTGTTCCATTGTGGTGATCCCGTTTTCCCGGAAAGCCAGAACCCACTGGCGGCGGATTTCGTTCAGTTCGTTCTGGTCACGGTTAGCCAGACTCGCCGGGAAAGTTGCCAGTAACTGGCTGAACACACCGTTGATGATCTGCGCTACCTGCTGTACCTGCGGCTTTTCGTCGTACTGTTCCGGCATGTTGTTGGCGATCCGACTCATCTGCTCACGGTCAAAGTTAACCATCTGTGCGGCGATGTTTTTCATAGATCCACCCCGTAAATCCAGTCTGTGTTTGTCAGGTCGAGTTTTGGTTTGCTGGCTGTCACGACTGCCTGTTGCTTGTTACGGTTGATTTCGAGCTGGGTCCACTTGTCGCGGAGTTTGGCCGGGCTAAGCACGTTACCGGACCAGAAGTTGTCCTGGCATGCCCAGCGGAACAGCACGCACATGTCGCGGTGGTTACGTCCGTCACGTTCACGCATCAGGCGGATATCGTTAGCCCACCCTGCAAAATTCGGTTTTCTGGCTGATGGCGCGATGGTCTTCACCATGTCAAACATCCACTCTGCGGCGGTCAGGTCTTCTGCTGTCCCCCACTTGCTGCCGCTCTGAATTGCAGCATCCGGTTTCACCACAGAAAGGTCGTTTTCTGGCTGGTCAGAGGATTCGCCAGAATTCTCGGACGAATAATCTTTTCTTTTTTCTTTTGTAATAGTGTCTTTTGTGTCCCCCTGTTTTGAGGGATAGCAATCCCCCAATTTGAGGGATGTTTTATCCCTCGTTTTAGGGGATTTTCCCTCGTTTTGAGGGATACACCATTCTGAGATGTTTTTATTTGGTCCAAACATGCCGCCTTGCTGCTTGATAATATTCATTCTGACGAGTTCTAACTTGGCTTCATTGCACCGTTTGACAGGTAACTTTGTAATCTCGCTAAGTTGAGAATCGGTGATTCTGTCCATTGGTTTATTCCACCCATAGGTTTTACGCAGAATGGCAAGCAGCACTTTAAACTGTCGCTTGGTCAGATCTGCGCCCGAATAAGCCTCAAGCAGCATATTTGATAGTCTGGCGTAACCATCATCGAGATCTGCCACATTACGCTCCTGTCCGGCAAAGTTACCTCTGCCGAAGTTGAGTATTTTTGCTGTATTTGTCATAATGACTCCTGTTGATAGATCCAGTAATGACCTCAGAACTCCATCTGGATTTGTTCAGAACGCTCGGTTGCCGCCGGGCGTTTTTTATTGGTGAGTCCATCAAGCGCATACTTAAAAGCCCTGCTAATCGGACTGATGTCTGATGCCATTCCGAAAGCACACAAGACCGAAGCAATAAATCTCCAGTCCGTTCTGCTTATCTTCGATTCATGACAGCCAATCATCTTTGCCAGACCGCGCTGGGTAATAGCTGACAGATTGATAAGTAAATCTGTTTCTGCGCGATCAACGTCACGCTGTGATAGTTTGCTGTAACTTGTTCTTTCCATTTCTTAAGATTTCCAATAGTGAATAGTTAGTTGAAAGGTATGCGTGGAAACGCATATGGCCTTAGTTGGTCAGATATCTTGGAACTCGCTTTTCAGCGACGTAGGACGAATGTCCGTTGTTACAAAGAGCGGATCCGCTTATTAAGCGGCTTTGTGTTCCGGCGGGAACACGTCATCAAGACTGACTTTTGCGCCTAACTTGTTTAGGCACGCAACAAGAGCACGGCATGTTTTAAGGTCTGGGAAGCGACGACCAGATTCCCAATGTCCGATAGCTCCCTGTGTGCATCCAACTGCCTTAGCAAGTGTTGTTTGAGAGATATTCAGTGACTCTCGATATTTTCGTAGGTTGCTCATATGCCCTCCATAGTAAACACGAATAAAAAAATACAATATGTACTTTACGAATACAAGTAAAAATACATATTGTGCATGGATGGTTCCAGTACAAAGCGTAATAATAAGGACATGAAAATGAAATGGTATGAACTGGCTAGATCCAGAATGAAAGAGCTCGGCATAACTCAAGAGAAGTTAGCCGAAGAACTAGGTATGACGCAGGGTGGGATTGGACACTGGTTGCGCGGATCTCGTCATCCATCTCTTAGTGATATTGGTGTGGTGTTTAAATACCTTGGTATTGATAACATATCATTCAACCACGACGGGACATTTTCACCTGTTGGCGAATACTCATCGGCCCCAGTTAAAAAACAATATGAGTACCCTGTTTTTTCTCATGTTCAGGCTGGGATGTTCTCTCCAGAACTCAGAACCTTTACCAAAGGCGATGCGGAGAGATTGGTAAGCACAACCAAAAAAGCCAGTGACTCTGCATTCTGGCTTGAGGTTGAAGGTAACTCAATGACCGCACCAACAGGTTCCAAGCCCAGCTTTCCTGACGGGATGTTAATTCTGGTTGACCCTGAGCAGGCTGTTGAGCCAGGCGATTTCTGTATAGCCAGACTTGGTGGTGATGAGTTTACCTTCAAGAAACTGATCAGGGATAGCGGTCAGGTGTTTCTACAGCCACTAAACCCACAATACCCAATGATCCCATGCAATGAGAGTTGTTCCGTTGTGGGGAAAGTTATCGCTAGTCAGTGGCCTGAAGAGACGTTTGGGTGACAAGAAGCACAGGTATTAACAATAACTTTCATGGTGATACGAATCAGTGGCTAAAAAAGGCGACTTTAAGCCTACCCAGAAAGAGGTTGACCAAGCTATTACTCGCTTGAAAAAAGTAACTTTTAGCGGAGTTACATGGACCGGAAGTGAGGGACGAACCCCAATCTGGTTTAAATTGGATCTCAAAGCTTTTGATGAAATTGGCAACCCAATCACAGGCATAAGATTTATGCTTCACTGGCGTCCTCCTATCGTTGAAGGGGTGGATATAGTGAAGATTTCATTTGTGATGTTTCTTCATGACAGGCGCATTTACGCGCTTGACCCGTACCCTGCGGATAACAAGCCACACCGTAATAAATCTATAGTGAACCATCCAGATTTTGTTGAGGTGGCTCGAGGTCCTCACTATCACATGTACTTCGAATCAGCTGGGGAAGAAATTGCACTTAAGCTTGAAACGAACATCAAGCCAGATGATTTTTTTGGCTACTGGAATTATTTTTGCGAGGCGCTTAATATCATATATGAAGGCAGCCCACCTTTACCTAATCAAGATAAATCAGGTCAGCTATCATGGGAAATGTAACGTGTTCAACAGTCATATCTAAGCTCGGGTTTGAATGCCACCCAATGAGCGACACGTTGCTGCGCGTTATTAGTCCCTTCACATACTACGATGATTGTGAGCAGATAAGTGTATTCGTTCAAGAGATGGGTGGTCAGTATAGGGTTACAGACTACTGCGATACATTGATGAATATTGAATCACGCGGCATCCACCTGACTAAAAAGAAAATTGATCTGATCAGGTCATCACTCGCTTCGCAAGGAATTTCATTAAATGACTCTGGAGAGATATCTGCGTGGGCAGATGAGTCGTCCGTTGGACAGGTAACTGCAAATGTTATTCGTGGTGGGATTCTTGCATCCGCCCAAACTGCTGATTGGTATGCTGAGGTCAAAGACGATAAGTTCGAAAAATGTGTAATCAGTTACTTAAAATCAGCAGGGCTTGGGAAGCGACTAGCCTTAAAGGAAAAAGTGAAAGGTATTAGTGGGCATAACATTACTGTTCCGTTAACGCTAAGGAATGAGTCTCGACTAATACCACCAAAACGCGGGTTTACGGTAAGCCTTGCCAGCAGTAAGGGATGGAATACTGCCCACTCAACAGTTGGGAAGATTGTTGACTTAAGTCAGGTCGTTCCTGACATAAACAATAGATTTGTAATAGTTGACAGCGATGGGTTAACACCTGAGCTACAGCAACTATCACTACTATTTAATGATACCGCACGAGTGTTGCCATTCCATACCAGAGACTCTTGGATTGAGTCTCTGGTAGCCTAGAAAAACCCGGCCTCAGCGCCGGGTTTTCTTTGCCTCACGATCGCCCCACCTAAAAACACATAACCAATTGTATTTATTGAAAAATAAATAGATGCAACCCACTAAACCACGCAATTCTGATCTCTCCTTACATCGCCGAGGCAATACATCCACGCTAAAAAACAACACTATTAAATACAAAGCGTTATAAAAAACCACGCCAACTTACAACAAATTGTATTGATCTTGTAAAGTACATATCGTACTATTTAACCGTCAGCAGGACGCTGGAAGCCAAATGGAACAGACTGGCAGGCTCTTTAAACAACGTCGACTCTCGACTACGTGGCTGAAAAGCCAGATCACCCAACCACATAAGCTGTGGGATGCAATGCCGAAGCAACCGTCTCAGGAGGAGCTTCGAGATTGCATCGCCAAAGTTTATTCGGGAGGAATCCATGTCCAGAAAAACAGAATTTAAAGGCACCGCAGCTTCTCGCCGTAGAGCTCGTCGCGCAAATCTGCAAAGTCAGGAGGCGATCAGCTCCGACAAGCTACACAGGCCAACCCCTTCACGAGTGGTCTTGCAATGCAAGCGCAAACCAGCAATGAGAGCAGAAGTGATAACTCTGACAACGTTGACCAGAAAATATGAAGGTTCAACTTGTCTTCCGAACGTAGCTCTTTACGCGGCAGGCTACCGGAAATCAAAACAACTGACGGCGAGATGATAAATTCATTTGCTAATTACTTGTTTTTGCCATGCTTATCCTGAGCGATAAGTTCATCCATAAGGCTGTCTGCCTTCCCGGCAAACCGAATGTAGCACTCATTTCTATAGCGTTCCGGGATAACAAAACGGTCGATTTCAGGATATCCAGTAGCAGAAGGTATCCGAATAAGAAGCCCTTTTTCGAGCAATGAGATTGCTTCAGGGCTTCCCTTTTCTGTCTTTAGCTGGTTATTCGCGGCTACAGCGAATGCCAAATACGCTCTTTCTCCAAGAGTTAACGAATCAAACAAATCTTGCACATATTTTTCTTCTTTAGATTTGCGCTTCTGAGCAGCGGATACCTCAATTCTTTCAGTCACAGCGTGATAAGCGGAATTAACAACACCGTTAAGCACATAGCTAACGCAGAACAACAGGATGTAATACATCCAATAATAAGGAAGGATTTCTGGATTATGCAGGTTTATCCATTCTTTTACGCTTACCGGCATAACAATAATCAATATGATCAGGATGATTAGCATATGAATCAACTGTTTAAGTGTCATTCCTTGCAGGAAAAAATGCATTAGTTCCTGCCACCATGAGTTGTTCATCGGCGTTTCTCTTTTGCTCTCTGTAGGGGTGAATAGAGTTTATCCGATTTCTCGCTGTAGGGGTACACGAGAACCACCGAGCCTGATGTGGTTAAAAGACAGGCACAATCTTTACTACCGCAATCCACTATTTAAGGTGATATATGGAAGAAGAATTTGAAGAGTTCGAAGAGCATCCTCAGGATGTGATGGAACAATACCAGGACTATCCGTATGACTACGACTATTGATAAAAATCAATGGTGTGGACAATTCAAGCGATGCAATGGATGCAAGCTGCAATCGGAATGCATGGTTAAGCCTGAAGAAATGTTTCCTGTAATGGAAGATGGGAAATATGTCGATAAATGGGCAATACGAACGACGGCAATGATTGCCAGAGAACTTGGTAAACAGAACAACAAAGCTGCCTGATAGTGGCCTTTATTTTTGGCATAAATAACAGAATAAACACTGCACTGTGTATTCATTCCAACGAGTGAATACACGGAGCAATGTCGCTCGTAACTAAACAGGAGCCGACTTGTTCTGATTATTGGAAATCTTCTTTGCCCTCCAATGTGAGGGCGATTTTTTATCTGTGAGGATATGAACAGATGTCAAACATCAAAAAATACATCATTGATTACGACTGGAAAGCATCAATAGAAATTGAAATCGACCATGACGTAATGACAGAGGAAAAACTTCACCAGATTAATAATTTCTGGTCAGACTCTGAATACCGACTCAATAAACACGGCTCTTTATTAAATGCTGTATTAATCATGCTGGCGCAACATGCTCTGCTTATAGCAATTTCAAGCGACTTAAATGCATATGGTGTTGTGTGTGAGTTCGACTGGAATGATGGAAATGGTCAGGAAGGATGGCCTCCAATGGATGGTAGCGAAGGAATAAGAATTACCGATATCGATACATCAGGAATATTTGATTCAGATGATATGACTATCAAAGCCGCCTGAGCGCTGCGTTACCGCATACCAATAACGCTTCACTCGAGGCGTTTTTCGTTATGTATAAATAAGGAGCACACCATGCAATATGCCATTGCAGGGTGGCCTGTTGCTGGCTGCTCTTCCGAATCTTTACTTGAACGAATCACCCGTAAATTACGTGACGGATGGAAACGCCTTATCGACATACTTAATCAGCCAGGAGTCCCAAAAAATGGATCAAACACTTATGGCTATCCAGACTAAATTCACTATCGCCACTTTTATTGGCGATGAAAAGATGTTTCGTGAGGCCGTCGACGCTTATAAAAAATGGATATTAATACTGAAACTGAGATCAAGCAAAAGCATTCACTAACCCCCTTTCCTGTTTTCCTAATCAGCCCGGCATTTCGCGGGCGATATTTTCACAGCTATTTCAGGAGTTCAGCCATGAACGCTTATTACATTCAGGATCGTCTTGAGGCTCAGAGCTGGGCGCGTCACTACCAGCAGATCGCCCGTGAAGAGAAAGAGGCAGAACTGGCAGACGACATGGAAAAAGGCCTGCCCCAGCACCTGTTTGAATCGCTATGCATCGATCATTTGCAACGCCACGGGGCCAGCAAAAAAGCCATTACCCGTGCGTTTGATGACGATGTTGAGTTTCAGGAACGCATGGCAGAACACATCCGGTACATGGTTGAAACTATTGCTCGCCACCAGGTTGATATTGATTCAGAGGTATAAAACGGATGAGTACAGCACTCGCAACGCTGGCAGGGAAGCTGGCTGAACGTGTCGGCATGGATTCTGTCGACCCACAGGAACTGATCACCACTCTTCGCCAGACGGCATTTAAAGGTGATGCCAGCGATGCGCAGTTCATCGCATTGTTGATCGTCGCCAACCAGTACGGCCTTAATCCGTGGACGAAAGAAATTTACGCCTTCCCTGACAAGCAGAACGGCATCGTTCCGGTGGTGGGCGTTGATGGCTGGTCCCGTATCATCAATGAAAACCAGCAGTTTGATGGCATGGACTTTGAGCAGGACAATGAATCATGTACATGCCGGATTTACCGCAAGGACCGTAATCATCCGATCTGCGTTACCGAGTGGATGGATGAATGCCGCCGCGAACCATTCAAAACCCGCGAAGGCAGAGAAATCACCGGACCGTGGCAGTCGCATCCCAAACGGATGTTACGGCATAAAGCCATGATTCAGTGTGCCCGTCTGGCCTTCGGATTTGCTGGTATCTATGACAAGGATGAAGCCGAGCGCATTGTCGAAAATACCGCATACACTGCAGAACGTCAGCCGGAACGCGACATCACTCCGGTTAACGATGAAACCATGCAGGAGATTAACACTCTGCTGATTGCCCTGGACAAAACATGGGATGACGACTTATTGCCGCTCTGTTCCCAGATATTTCGCCGCGACATTCGCGCATCGTCAGAACTGACACAGGCCGAAGCAGTGAAAGCTCTTGGATTCCTGAAACAGAAAGCCTCTGAACAGAAGGTGGCTGCATGACACCGGACATTATCCTGCAGCGTACCGGGATCGACGTGAGAGCTGTCGAACAGGGGGATGATGCGTGGCACAAATTACGGCTCGGCGTCATCACCGCTTCAGAAGTTCACAATGTGATAGCAAAACCCCGCTCCGGAAAGAAATGGCCTGACATGAAAATGTCCTACTTCCACACCCTGCTTGCCGAGGTTTGCACCGGTGTGGCTCCGGAAGTTAACGCTAAGGCGCTGGCCTGGGGAAAACAGTACGAGAACGACGCCAGAGCCCTCTTTGAGTTCACTTCCGGCGTGAATGTTACTGAATCCCCGATCATCTATCGCGACGAAAGTATGCGCACCGCCTGCTCTCCCGATGGTTTATGCAGTGACGGCAATGGCCTTGAACTGAAATGCCCGTTTACCTCACGGGATTTCATGAAGTTCCGGCTCGGTGGTTTCGAGGCCATAAAATCGGCTTACATGGCCCAGGTGCAGTACAGCATGTGGGTGACACGAAAAGATGCCTGGTACTTTGCCAACTATGACCCGCGTATGAAGCGTGAAGGCCTGCATTATGTCGTGATTGAGCGGGATGAAAAGTACATGGCGAGTTTTGACGAGATGGTGCCGGAGTTCATCGAAAAAATGGACGAGGCACTGGCTGAAATTGGTTTTGTATTTGGGGAGCAATGGCGATGAAGCATCCTCACGATAATATCCGGGTAGGCGCGATCACTTTCGTCTACTCCGTTACAAAGCGAGGCTGGGTATTTCCCGGCCTTTCTGTTATCCGAAATCCCCTGAAAGCACAGCGGCTGGCTGAGGAGATAAATAATAAACGGGGAGCTGTATGCACAAAGCATCTCCCGTTGAGTTAAGAACGAGTATCGAGATGGCACATAGCCTCGCTCAAATTGGAGTCAGGTTTGTGCCAATTCCAGTAGAAACAGACGAAGAATTTCATACGTTAGCCGCATCCCTTTCACAAAAGCTGGAAATGATGGTGGCGAAAGCAGAAGCAGATGAGAGAGACCAGGTATGACAACCACTGAATGCATTTTTCTGGTAGCGGGCTTCATATTCTGTGTGCTTATGCTTGCCGACATGGGACTTGTTCAATGACACCTCAGCAAGAAAACGCCCTTCGCAGTATTGCCCGTCAGGCTAATTCTGAAATCAAAAAAGCCAGACAGCAGTTTCCGGATAAAAACGTCGATGACATTTGCCGTAGCGTACTGAAGAAGCACCGCGAAACGGTAACGCTGATGGGATTCACACCGACTCATTTAAGCCTGGCGATCGGCATGTTAAACGGCGTCTTTAAGGAACGGTGAGCATGAAAAACAAAATCATCATGGAGCTACAGGCTCCTTTTTTATTATTCGCATTCACCCTCAAGCGTATTAACCAACAATTCAGGGATTAATGAAAGATGGCAGACATCATTGATTCAGCATCAGAAATTGAAGAATTACAGCGCAACACAGCAATAAAAATGCGCCGCCTGAACCACCAGGCTATATCTGCCACTCATTGTTGTGAGTGTGGCGATCCGATAGATGAACGAAGACGCCTGGCCGTTCAGGGTTGTCGGACTTGTGCAAGTTGCCAGGAGGATCTGGAACTTATCAGTAAACAGAGAGGTTCGAAGTGAGCGAAATTAACTAGAAGACAAAGATAAAATCATCGCTGAGCAGGAGAAAATCGCTAACGGAGAAAAGACAGTAAGTCAGTATATGAAAACCGCATGATATCATCAGATAAAAATCGATCGTAAAGCGAAATATTAATACCAGAATAAACGAGTCGAGGTAAATTATATTACCTCGATAAATTAACTAAAACTTGCCCGCTATATACTATCTCATTCAGTATCATCACGCGCGGTCTGTGCATATGTTACTACCGCACCTAATGTATTAATTTTCTTTTCAACATAGATAATATTATCGTACTCATAATTGCCATACGGATAGCAAATGCGAATATTCTCATGTAGATCGGGGTCATCCACCTCAGCTCCAGAACAACTTTTTGAACTACCGGAAGTATACCGATACGGTGCAACATAAGACGATGTCTCTCCAGGCAAAAAATAAGTTAGTGTTGTAAGGGGTATAATCAGAAAAAATCCAGCAAATATGCACATCCCTGCATAAACCTTAAGGTATGCTGACAGACTCTTCCAGCCGCTTTGTTTTACTATCCCCTTCTTAACCCAAAACAGAGATAACAGAAAAGCTATTCCCATGCTAAACAGAATGTAATAGTGGGATATACTCTGATTAAGAAACGTGACCCTGTAAATATCTGCCCGCCACCAGAAGAAAAGGAAAATAAAGATCAGGCCTGAAACTGTCATGCAAATCAAATAAGGATACGAATCTTTTTTCATGTTTAGCGCCCATAAAATTTTTCCTGCCCCGGACAAATTTACCATCCATTTTTTGCGCAGAAAATAGCTCATTACTTACTGCACAATAATACACAAAATTGCGTAAATTTTTTGCATGGATTTTAGCTCTTTCAGCCGACGTTTAAGGGGTAAATAGCATTTCCTAAAAGCAACTGCACCAACCCAACAGAATGAGCTACCGCTTACGTTGAGAGCAAAAAAGTGTATAGCAGCAATGAACAGCATCCTCGCACTGACGGGGATTTCTTTTATCTGAGCTCGTTACGGCGAGTTTTGTTTTATGGAGACAAGAAATGTCAGATTTGGCTATGAAGGTTTTGAAATGGCAATCAACTGGCGATGTCGGCATCAGTAGCGCAACTCTTGCCTCAATCGCATGTGGCCTGAAAAAGAATATCTATGGTCATCACTTCGGCGCTCCCCATGACGCAGCAGACTTTCGGCGATGCGTTGCACTTGTTGAGCAGATTCCAGAAATCAGAGATTCATTCGACAAGGTTGCAAAGCGCGTTCCGGCATTCAAAGGAATCCTCAACGAATGGGATTCACTCGTTGCTCTGTTGAAGTCTGAAATGAAGACGTACGGGAACAAAGCACCAGAGACTTACAGAAGAATCAGCGAGCTACGCAAGGACTAACCCGCCTCACACTCGATGAGGCCTGTTCATTTCTCAAGATATCCAGACCTACCATTGCTGCATCAATGCGGCTTTTTATTGCCTGATTTGCAGGTTCGATTCCATATTCGGAGATAGCACTCATGCAACACGAACTACAACCTGATTCACTGGTTGATTTGAAATTCATCATGGCTGATACTGGCTTCGGTAAGACCTTCATCTATGACCGGATTAAGTCCGGCGACCTGCCTAAAGCCAAAGTTATCCACGGACGAGCAAGATGGTTATATCGTGACCATTGTGAATTCAAAAATAAGCTCTTAAGCCGCGCCAATGGGTAA